ACTGGCAATGGTGGCGAAGGTATCTTATCTATTGGTGTGAGTGAGCCTGTTGAAACTAGTGAGCCTATCACCATCAGTGAATACATTCCACCTAAAAGATGTACTGTTCCTAAAACAGACTTAAACATGGCTGACTTTTTAGGGAATGTATATCTATCAAGACCGTTAGAATTTACTGCTGAGTTTGATTTAAGAAATGGAGAACCTACTAATCTAGAATTTATTGGTAGTTCTAATCGTGATACAAGAAGAGCAGTTACAAGATATATCAACGCTATAGACTTTGGTACTGAGACTATTAACGGTTGTAAGATACCATTTAAATTTACACTTTAAGGAGAACTATGAATTACATAGCAGAACAAAATCAATACACTAAAAAACTTACGAAAGATGAATATCGAACTTTTATACAATACATAGATAATAACTACGAAGAAATGTATGGTAATAAAGTAAGCTACACTGTCACCAAAGACGGTGATAACTTTATAGTAAACTTATCAGAAAATACTATTATAGATTTTAATGATATTTTTGCTTGACAAAATGAACATCTTGGATTATAATAGTTCCACAAAAATGCCAAACCAAGGAGGTAATTTATGGCAGTAATACAAGGAAAAGCCTATTGGGCTAGTGTCACAACACCAAATACTACTTTTGAGCCTGTTTATACAGTTGATTTAGTAGTTGATGATGCGGTGGCAGATGGTTTTGAAGCCAGAGGTTTCAGAGTAAAAACTTTATCCATCAAGGATGAGAGTGGTAATCCAGCACCTGTTGGTAGGGCTATCACTATAAAAAGAAAAGTTAATGGTCCTGACGGAATGGTTAGAAGACCACCTAAACTTTTCAACAAAGACAAAGAACAGATTGACGAGATTATCGGCAATGGTTCTACTGTGAAAGTGCAATACAACGAGTGGGAAACTTCAAATAAGTTTGGAACATTCAAAGGATTGGACTTTCAAGCTATGCAGGTACTAGATTTAGTTCCTATGAAATCACAGGATGGCTCTGAGTTAGACCCATTCGGTGATGGAGAGGAGTTCTAATGATAGTAACTATTAAAAATGATGATGGCGAATTTCTTTTTGACATCAACAAAATTGATGACGAAGCTAAGAGACAAGAAGCAGGAGTAATCGTGCAGAAGGTTGGTAATCTTAGTGTAGTTATCGAAGCCCTTGACTTTGCATCAAGAACTCACAGAGCTAATCTCGAACAGCTTTTAACCTCATGTGAGGAAGCAAAGATAGAGCAAACTAATGAGGAAAGCGAAGACACTGAACCCTCAAGTGACGACAGCTAATCTCATTGTATTTATCTCCACGGGCACTCTATCTTGGGTGCCCTTTTTATTTTAACAGGAAGTAATTATGGAAACACAATTTGTAAAATATCACTTGCCCTGTCCAGATTGTGGAAGCAGTGATGCATTATCAGTCAATAAAGATGGGTCAGCTAAATGTTTTAGTTGCGATAGGTTTTATCCAAAATTTAGTAATGGAGTTTCATCAATGGAAAATTATGTCAGTAAAAATACACAGCCACCAAAGCAGATAAATGCTCATGGCGGTATATTTGCAAAGCTAACTGACAGAGGAATATCCAAAGAGACAGCAGAAAAGTTTGGAGTTAAGGTTGTGTTTGATGCTAATGGTGCTATCGCACAACACCACTACCCTTTCTATATAAACAACGAACAAAGTGCAAATAAAATAAGATACATAAACGATAAAAGATTTGCATTTGAAGGAACAATACAAGGCTCAGGACTCTTCGGTCAAAACCTTTTCAAAGAAGGCGGTAAGTATTTAACGATTACCGAAGGAGAGTGTGATGCAATGGCAGCCTATGAACTTCTTGGAAGCAAATGGGCTGTCGTTTCCATCAAGCGTGGTGCTCAAGCAGCTGTAAAAGATATAAAAGAAAACATAGAATATGTTGAAAGTTTTGAGAATGTTGTTATATGTTTTGACAAAGACAAGCAAGGTATCGAGTCTGCTAAAAAGGTAGCCTCTATTCTCAAACCTCGTAAGGCTAAGATAGTAACTCTTCCAAATGGTTACAAAGATGCAAACGATATGCTTAAGCAAGGTAAGCATCAAGACTTTACAAGAGCTTGGTGGGATGCACAAATGTATACACCCTCTGGTATCATTAGAGTATCGCAAAAACAAAAAGACTTTCTTAATAGAGAGAAGAAACCAAGCGTTCCCTATCCTTGGAATGGATTGAATAAAAAACTTATAGGCTTGAGAGCTGGTGAGTTAGTAACTCTTACAGGTGGTACAGGGCTTGGTAAGTCTAGCATCACAAGAGAAATAGAACACTGGTTAATAAATCAAACCTCAGATAACGTAGGTATTATAGCCCTTGAAGAAGATTGGAGAAGAACTGTTGATGGTATTCTTTCTATTGAAGCTAATGCTAGATTATACATAGATAATGTTAGAGAAACCTATCAGGAAGATGCTTTAATATCTATGTTTGATAAAGTTTTTGCAAACGACAGAGTGTTTGTTCATGCTCACTTCGGCACTAATGATTTAGATGATATCTTTTCTAAACTTAGATACCTTATAGTAGGCTGTGATTGTAAGTGGGTTGTTGTAGACCATTTGCATATGCTGGTGAGTGCTATGTCTGAGGGTGATGAAAGACGAGCCATTGATAATATTATGACTAGGCTTAGAAGCATGGTCGAAGAAACAGGTGCAGGAATAATTCTTGTTTCACACCTACGAAGAATTGATGGTAATAAAGGACACGAGAATGGAGTCACTGTTAGTCTTTCACACCTCAGAGGTTCTAACAGTATCGCCCAACTATCAGATTGTGTCATAGCTTTAGAAAGAAATCAGCAGTCTGAGAACGAGCTTGAGGCACGGACAACTAGACTACGAGTATTAAAGTCTAGATACACAGGTGATGTTGGTATGGCTACAGCACTTGTTTATGATAAAGATACAGGTAGATTATCTGAATACGAAGATGATGAACTCTTGCATTCTGATACAGAAGATAGTATAATACCTTTCTAGGAGAAGTTATGGAATTAGTTTTTGACATCGAAGCAAATGGCTTACTTGTCTGTAAGCCTAATGACGAAAGTAAAAAAGAAGCTACTCAGATTTGGTGTGTAGTTGCTATCGATGAAGATGATAATGTACATAAATTTTATGAAGATACACTCATGGATGGTATGACATTTCTTCAAAAAGCTGACACATTAATTGGTCATAATATTATTGGGTATGACATTCCTGTAATAAAAAAATTATTAGGTGTAGATTTATACGATAAAAAAATTATAGATACTCATGTTTTATCTAGACTTTTTAGACCAACTCGTGAGGGTGGGCACAGTATTGAAAAGTGGGCATACAAACTTGGAGGTATTCAGAAAAAAGAACACGAAGATTGGTCTCAGTTTTCATTTGAAATGTTAGAACGTTGTGTAAATGATACAAAAATAAATAAAAAATTATTTAATTATTTAAAAAAAGAATCTTTTGGTTTTTCAAAAGAATCAATTGAGCTTGAACATGAAACTACAAAAGTTTTAACTTCCCAATTACAGAATGGTTTTCTTTTTGATGAACAAAAAGCTATGACTCTCACCGCAGAACTTACACAAAAACTTAATGAGACTGTAGAGATTGTACATAAAACATTCAAGCCTATTGAGACTATTCAAAAAATACAGAAAACTTACACTCAAACAGGTAAAATTTCTAAGTCAGGTTTAATTTATGGCGACACTAAAAAGGTTAGATTGACTGACGAAGAATACGAACAATTTTTAAATGGTTCTCCTATGGTTGAAAGAAAACTAATAGAAGAATTTAATCTTGGTTCTCGTCAACAAATAGGAGATAGACTACAAGAGTTTGGTTGGAAACCTAAAAAATTTACACCAACAGGTAGACCTATTGTTGATGAATCAACTTTAAAAGAAATAACACATATACCAGAAGCAAAACTTATAGCTGATTACCTTTTGTATCAAAAGAGATTAGCTCAAGTTCATTCATGGATTGATTTTGTGGACCCAAAAGATACCCGTGTTCATGGTAGTGTGTTTTCTACAGGTGCTATTACAGGAAGGATGGCTCACATCAATCCTAATATGGCACAAGTTCCTGCTGTTTATAGCCCTTTTGGAAAAGACTGTCGTTCCTGTTGGACAGTTCCGGAGGGTTATAAACTTGTAGGTGTAGATGCATCAGGATTAGAACTTAGAATGTTAGCCCATTATATGGCTGACGAGGAGTATATAAATGAAATTATTAACGGAGACATTCACACAGCTAACCAACAATTTGCTGGACTTGAATCAAGAGATAAGGCGAAGACTTTCATCTATGCCCTCATCTACGGTGCAGGAGATGCAAAGATTGGAAGCATCATTGAAGGAAGCCAAAGAGAAGGTAAGCTCTTGCGAGAACGCTTTCTTAGTAGTCTACCAACACTTAGAACTCTTAAGGAACGAGTTGACAGAGCAGCTGAAAAAGGTTTCCTCAAAGGATTAGATGGTAGAAAAATATTATTGAGACATAAACATGCTGCACTTAATACCTTGCTTCAAGGTGGTGGTGCCATAGTCATGAAGAAAGCACTGTGTATCCTTGACAAAAGATTAAAACAGTGTAATATAGACTTTAAATTTGTTGCAAACATCCATGATGAATGGCAGATTGAAGTCAGAGAATGTCAAGCTAATCGGGTAGGGCAACTTGCTGTTCAGAGTATTGTAGATGCCGGTACATACTTTAATATGCGTTGCCCTCTTGATGGCGAGTTTAGAATAGGAGGAAACTGGAGTGAAACCCACTAAATGTTTATGTGATAAAATGGATAATGGACAAAGCGAATTATTCAGCGAAATGTGGGAACAGTTTTTTATTCCTACAAATTATAATTGTGGTATAACTGTCTATGTTTATTCTGATTACTGTGTTTCTTACGAACAC